GATGCTGATACAACAGGCACGATAGGAAATGATAATGCAAGAAGTGTTATGTTGTCATGGTTTTTAGATTGTGGTAGTGATTTTAAAAGTGGAACATTAAATACATCATGGGCTAGTCGTTCAGACGCCAATAGAGCAGTAGGTAATACACTTGCAATAGGAAGTAGCACAGATAATGAATTTATAATAACAGGCGTACAATGGGAGATGGGAACTTATGATAGTGAAACAATGCCACCATTTCAGTTTGAAGATGTTGGTACAAGTCTAAGAAGATGTCAGAGATATTGTATTTTAATGAAAGCAGATGTCACTTTTACAAGATTTACTCATGGTTTTTCTAACTCTACTACACAGGCAGAGGGTGTGGTTTATTTTCCTGTTAGTATGAGAAGTAGTCCTACTTTGACTACATCAGGCACAGCAAGTGATTATGGTATTGGTGTTGCAGGCGCCACAGGAACTTGTAGTTCAGTGCCGATTGTTGGAAATGCTTCAACAACTAATCCCAGTTTCCAAGATGTGTATTTTACACAAAATAGTTTAACAGCTAATGAACCACAAAATTTGACTGGAAGAACAACAGACGCTTTTTTAAGATTTGAATCGGAGATATAAGAATGGCAATAGAATCAGCAAAATATTACAAAGACAAAATGAATAACACAAATGTAGCGATTATATTTGTGGATGGTGGAGTAGAAAAATCTGTTGGAGTAAATGCGACAGACAATATAGACTATCAAAGGATACAAGAGTGGGTGAAGGCTGGAAACAGTATAACAGCCGCAGATTAGTACCCAAATACTTCTAAATGTTCTGATATCCCTTTTAAACCCCCTAACATGCGATATTTGGAGTTTTATTATATTCTGATATGATTGTATCACCCAATTGTCAAAGCTGTCAAAATGACACACTCTAGGACTTCGATTTTTTAAAATCCCCTATTTATCATTATTATAAATACTAATAAAATAGGATAATAATATGGCAACACCTACATCAAAGGCAACTTTTAAATCGTACTGTAAAAGAGCTCTAGGATTCGGGGTCATTGATATTAATGTATCAGATGACCAAGTAGATGATAGAGTAGATGAAGCATTACAATATTTTTCTCAATACCATTATGATGGTGTTGAAAGAATGTATCTTAAATATCAGATATCCCAAGATGACATTGACCGCTCTGTCACAAATACTACAACAACAGCAACTGATAAATTAGATAGTACAATTACTGCTTCATTTTCAGAGGGCAAGAATTTTATTCCAATGCCAGATTCAGTTTTATCTGTAATGCAGATATTTTCTTTTAGTAATGCACAAACAAATAGTATGTTTGATATTCGTTATCAATTAAGATTAAATGACTTGTATGATTTTTCATCAACATCAATCATACATTATCAAATGACTATGAAACAATTAGATTTACTAGAACATGTATTAGTAGGTGAAGTGCCAATTCGTTTTAATCAACATCAACAAAGATTATATTTAGATATGGATTTTGATGAAGCTATAACAGCTGGAGAGTTTTTAATTATAGAATGTTATCGTAAACTAGACCCAGATTCTTATACTGACATTTATAATGATATGTATTTAAAAAGATATGCAACAGCATTAATTAAAAGACAGTGGGGAGCAAACCTTTCTAAATTTAATGGAGTAGCAACACTAGGTGGTGTGACAATGAATGGTGAACAAATTTATTCTCAAGCGATAGAAGAAATAGACAAACTTGAACAAGCAATTAGAGACGGAGCATTTGAAACACCTATCTGGGGCATGATAGGATAATGCCATGGCAGTCAATAAAGCCTTTCATACAAACAATAGTACATCTTTACAGACTGAAAAAAATCTGTATAGTGACTTAGTAAAAGAAGCAATACAAATTTATGGTCACGATGTTTATTACATAGACAGAACAACTGTTGCCATTGATAATGTTTTAGGTGAAGATTCACTCAGTACATTTAGTACACAAGTTCCTATTGAAATGTATGTTGAAAATGCAGAGGGTGGATATGAGGGTGAAAAAGAATTAGTATCACAGTTTGGTTTAGAAAATAGAAACGAACTTACATTAGTTGTACACAAAGACAGATTTCAAGATTTAACAAAACAAATAAGATTAGAAAGTGGCACTGATACAACAGGTGGTTCTATATTATTAGAATCAGGTACAATAGACCAATCAAGTGATTCATCTGTTTTAGAAACTGTAACAACAGGTAGTGATTTTTATATACTCACTGAATCAGACGCCGCTAACACAGACAGACCATTAGAAGGCGATTTAGTTTACCATCCAATTTTAGAAAAAATATTTGAAGTAACTTTTGTAGACCATGATGAACCATTTCATCAGTTAGATAACAATCCTGTATTTAAATTAAGTTGTAAACAATTTGAATATTCTTCTGAGGCACTTGATACAGGTATCTCAACCATTGATTCAATAGAAGATGATTTAAGTGTAAATACACATGACTATCAATTTACACTAGAACAATCAACGGCACAAAATGAGGAGATAAATATACAACATGCAAGAAGTAATTTTGGTTTACTTCTTGAAGAAACAGATGGTGATAATATAATTGGTGAAGATGATTCAACATCTGTTGGTGAAAGTATTCTGTTAGAGAATGACGCTGATTCTGGTGACCCATCGTATTTATTAACAGAAGACTATATAGTAGGAGACGCTGTGTCAGACAAAACTGCACAGAATGAATTATTTGATTCACTAGATGATGATGTTCTAGACTTTTCAGAATCTAATCCATTTGGTGACGCTGGAGTATTTGCGTAATGTTAGGAAATAGACAATTTTATCACGAAACAGTTAGAAAGATTATCGTTGCATTTGGAACTTTATTTAACGACATACATGTGGTTCGTAAAAATAATAGTGGCGTTGTAACACAATCTATGAAAGTGCCTTTAGCATATGGGCCTAAACAAAAATTTTTAACAAGACTAGACCAAGACGCTGGACTTGATAGTAAAGTTGCAATCACACTGCCTAGACTAGGTTTTGAAATACAAGACTTAACATATGACCCAGCAAGAAAATTAAATCGTGTACAAAAATTTAAAAAAGTAAAATCAAGTGCAAGTAGTGCTAATAAATTAGATACTCAATTTATGCCAGTTCCATATAATTTAAATGTTCAATTATTTGTTATGGCAAAACAATCTGATGACGCTTTACAAATAGTTGAACAAGTATTACCATTCTTTCAACCAGACTACACGCTTACAATAAAAGACATGGAAGACATGGGTGTCGCAAGAGATATTCCTATCGTATTAAACAGTATTAACTATGAAGATAGTTATCGTGGAACTTATGATGAAAGAAGAGCAATCATTTATACTTTAGATTTCACTACTAAGTTTTATCTATATGGCCCTGTTACATCTAGTAAAGTTATTAAGACTGTACAAGTTGACCAATACACAGATATGCCAAGTGCGGCTCCTAAGAGAGAACAAAGATATACAGTTACACCTAACCCAACATCTGCTGACGCTGATGATGATTTTGGATTTAACGAAACAACATCTTTCTTCCAAGACGCTAAAAACTTTGACCCAGAAACAGGCGAGGACAAGTAGTGAAAACTTTTAAACAATTATTAGAAGATATAGAAATTACTGATAATACAGGTAAGGCTTATAGTTTTGCAAAGGAATACATTGACACATACAAAGATTCTTTTAGACCTGTGCCAGACATAATAACAAAAGGTGGTAACACTAGAAAATTTATATTAAAAGGACCAGATGAAAAATTTGTTGCTGATATGCTAACGGGCCCACAGGGCAAACGCTCAAGATTCAATGCTTTAAGAAATCTTAATATCAAACAAAGAAAGGTGAAATAGTTATGAGTAATAAAACAAAGGATATTCTAGATGAAGTTCTAGATATCGAAGAACCAACGACTGAGCTTGTCGAGAAAAAACCAGACACTCTTACTATTAAAAGAGAT